GACTATGACAGTGGCGGAAATTCTTAAACGCTATGCTTCTGGCCAACCTGTTGGTGGCGCGCGTGTTCCTCTCTTTGAAGGTGAGAAGGACGATCTAGACCTCGGAGATTTATCTCACATGAACGAACTTGATCGCATAGATTACCTCCGGGAGAAAGAGCAAGAGTATCTTGCTCTTAAAGATTCCCTGCAGAAAAAAGTTGACGATAACAAACGTCAACTAAACATAGAGACAGAGATCAAGAAGGAACTTGATCGTCTGGCTAAACAAAAAGCTGATCAAAAAGATCAGCAAATAACTCCTGAAGCTGGCGAATTGCCGGCGTAAGCAATTGGGCGGTTCTGCGCGGGCTTCCGTGCAGAGCCACGCCCATAAATCCTAACCCTTTTGATTACTTCGTGCCGAAGGCAATCAAAGAACAAGCACTAATTTTCCTTGATATATTAGTGCTAATTGACAGGAACAGCGATTTGCGAGTATAATTCGTAGCGACTTTTCCGGCGAACCTATAGAGTAACGGAGCTTGCGGAGTGTTCGAAAGTGAGTGGATAAGAGCGAAGAATGTGCGAAGCAAAAAAGCTGCTGTCAATAAAACGCTTAACCATATTGGTTAGGCGTAACATAAAAAAAATCTTGGCTATGCCTAACAAAGATTTATTACTCCCCGGCATTTCTGCCGGGGCTGGGCTTTTATCTACTGGTATAAATGCCCTTACTCAAATCAATTCTAATAAACAGTCTCGTCGCTTCGCTGTTTATATGTACGATCGTCAGCGTGCGGATGCACTTGCTGACTATAACATGCAAAATGAGTACAATCACCCTTCCTCACAAATGACCAGACTAAAAGAAGCTGGTCTAAATCCTAACCTTGTCTATGATAATGGAGCTACTTATAATGCATCTCCGATAAGGTCATCATCAGCTCAATCTTGGAATCCAGAACCTCCTAAAGTAGATACGAAGTTTGTAGGTGATTCTCTAATGTCTTATTATGATGTTCAAATGAGACAGGCTCAAATTGACAATCTTCGTACTCAAAACACTGTTATGCTGCAGGATGCATTACTTAGAAAAGCACAGGTTGAATCTACTCTAACGGGTGCTGAAAAAACTCGTTTGGATATTCAGCAAGGAACTTTTGATCTTGGTCTAAAACAGTCTATCAAACCCTATTCTCTTGAAGCTGCCCGTCTTGGTGTTGAGAAAACAAAAACTGATATCGATGTAACTCTTGATCGTAATGAACGTGAGCAGTTACGCAATGCTGCTTCTATCTCTGAAATATTCCAGCGTATCGTTAACATGAAAATGTCTAATCGTCTTACTGCAGCGCAGATATCATCTATACAGGCGCAAATTAAAACTGCTGGTCTTGATCAATCCTTAAAAGAGCTTGATATCAATCTCAAAAAGCAGGGTATACAACCCTCTGACAATGTCTTTCTCCGGATGGGTGCACAACTCGCTAATACTTTCTTAAAGGAGGCCACTCGTACGGAAGGCGGCAAACTTAAAGTTGATGCCAGAAAAGCTGTTTCGCTCATTAATGAAAAAATTCGTAATTTATTTCGCTAAACAACATTTTTCACCCTAAAATTATTGTCTATGGCCTACAAAAGTCGCTCCCGTGGCAGATCTCGCTCACGGAGACGGACTAAAGTAAAACGATCTTATCGTGTGTCACGTGGAGGCATACGCTTATGATTAACCGTATGGGACGTTCTTACGTCCCTTTCTTTTTTTCCACATTTGTTAACAATTAAATTTTGTAAAATGGCAAAAAATCTCTTTAACTCGGTAGAGCTCAAACGACCTAATAACAATCAGTTTGATCTCTCTCATGATGTAAAAATGTCCATGAATATGGGCGAGCTTGTTCCAACTCTTGTTATGGAGTGCGTACCCGGTGACAAGTTTAACATCGGCTGTGAATCTCTCTTACGATTTCAACCTCTTGTTGCTCCTGTTATGCATCGCATGAATGTATGGATGCATTATTTCTTTGTACCTAATCGCATTCTCTGGCCTAATTGGGAGAATTTCATTACCAACACTAAAATTGGGGGTACAGTTCCTGCATTTCCTACCATGGAGCTAACAGGTGCTACTACTACTCGTTTGGCTAATTATCTTGGTATCCCTTTATCACCTGTAGGTGGCTTTGCATCAGAAATAATTAATGCAATGCCATTTGCTGCGTATCAAAAAATATTTAACGAATATTACCGTGATCAGAATCTTGTTACGGAGGTTGACGATGCTCTTTCAGATGGTGACAATGATGTTTCGTTATTCTCTACACTACGACGTCGTGCTTGGGAACATGACTACTTTACTGCCGCTTTACCTTTTGCACAAAAAGGGGATCCAGTATCTATTCCTCTTGGTGAAATTCCTAACGATGCTCCTGTTAGGCATCGTAATCCTCCTTCATCTGGTAATATCACTTTAACAGGTTCTCCTGCTAATATTGTCGTTCAGCATGATACTCCTTCCGGCGGTTTCAGTGATGAAATGTTTGCATTAACAGAAGGTATGCAGCTTGATGCTACTACTATTAATGATCTTCGTCGTGCTTTCAGGCTACAAGAGTGGCTTGAACGCAATGCTTTAGGTGGTACCCGTTATACTGAAAATATTTGGGCCCATTTCGGTGTTAGATCTTCTGATCAACGTCTTCAACGGCCTGAGTATATAGTAGGCACAAAATCTCCTGTAATCATCTCTGAAGTATTACAAACTGGTGAATCTGGTACTACTCCTCAGGGTAACATGGCTGGCCATGGTGTTGCTGTTTCTTCAGGTAATCGTTATGGTTACTATAAATGCGAAGAACATGGTTATATTATTGGCATTATGTCTGTAATGCCACGGACTGCTTATCAGCAAGGTATTCCAAAACATTTTTTAAAAACTCATGATTTTACGGAGTATTATTGGCCTTCATTCGCTCATATAGGCGAACAACCAATTCAAATGCGTGAATTGTATGCATTCGATATATCTGGTGGTGACGATACATTTGGTTATACTCCTCGGTATGCTGAATATAAGTATATGCCGTCACGTGTTGCCGGTGACCTTACCGATAGTTTGGATTTCTGGCATCTCGGCAGAATATTTGGCTCTACTCCCGCATTAAATGAAACGTTTGTCACTTGTGAGCCTACACATCGTGTATTTGCTGTTACTGATCCAGAAGAGCAAAAACTTATCGCTCATGTGATGCATCACATCAAAGCTGTACGTCCGATGCCTTTCTTTGGTTCTCCATCCTTTTAACCATGGCGTGTATTACGCCCTTTAATGTAAAGATGAAAGATTCAACTTGTAGAGTACAAGTTCCCTGCGGTAAATGTCCTGATTGTAGGGCTAGGCGTGCATCTGCTTGGTCTTTTCGTCTTATGCAGGAAGACAGAATATCAGATTCATCACACTTTATAACTCTTACATATGATACAAAGAACGTGCACATTACTCGTGCAGGATTTCTCACTCTGTGTAAACGTGACCTTCAACTGTTTTTCAAGTCGCTTAGATTTAAGCAAAGTGGAAGTGCCCCCTCACCTATCAAATATTATGCTGTGGGTGAGTATGGTGGAAAAACTAAACGTCCCCATTACCATGTTATCCTCTTCAACGCTCGTGTTGAATTAATTCAGGATGCATGGCCTAATGGACAGGTACACTATGGGGATGTTTCCGGTGCTTCTGTCGGTTATACATTAAAGTACATTACTAAACCTAAAACCGTTCCTCTGCATAGGAACGATGACCGTGTCCCTGAATTTTCTCTCATGTCTAAAGGTCTTGGTTCGTCTTACCTCACCGATAAAATGATCAAGTGGCATAAAAGCGATTTAGAGAATCGCATGTGCTTGAATATCGAGGATGGAAAAAAGATATCAATGCCACGTTATTATAAGGACAAGTTATATAATAGCGAAGAGCGTGGTTATCTTAAAGGTGCTTTTGAAAGGAAACACAATGAACAAATGCTAAAAGACATCAGCCAGGGAAACGTAATATCAGTTCGTGATAAACTTGAAGCGGTTAAAGCTGCTTACCGCAAAATGAATAGCAGTGAAACAAAATCAAAAATTTAAGTTATGGAACAGTTCAAAAATCCTTACAATTCTCGTGATATGCAAAAAGATCACGAAGTAAATAATCAGCATCGTTAACCGTACCTGATCAGACTATGAC